GATGATGCTATTTAAATCAAAGTTACCAAAAAGGTAAATGCACCATTTTGGTAATCACGCTTGCAGGACGGCACCTTTTGGGTAATCATTGACCCGATATAGCGATTTAAACGAGGATAAAATGAACGATTTCGACTTCAAAAAGTTCTGGCTAAGCCTGACTCCTGAAAATCGTCTGCAAGTTGCTACCAATGCGGGTACAACGCCGGGGTACATAAAATCCCATCTCATTAATAAAAATAAGGTGCCGCGCACTGAGTTGATGAGCAACCTGCATCAGGCTTGCGTTGCGGCTGGGGCGGACGTTTCCAAAGAAAAATTCATTGGTCTTTTTTACGAATGATTCATATTCAGCCTTCACCAGGTTAACCAAACCTCCTTCGGGAGGTTTTTTTATGCCTGAAAATCAAGGGCGCTTATCAGTGTGGTAACAAAAATCCAAATACGGTTGATCGTTCCAAAAAATAAAGGCATTCTTATATCACAGAACACAGTTAGAGGACTGCATCATGAAGGTTATTACCAGAGTAGAGGCCATTGAAGCAGGCTCTCTACGCTTTTACACCGGGAAGAAGTGCCGACATGGGCACGACTCCGAGCGATTCACCAGTAATGGCGTGTGCATTGAGTGCAGCGCCAAACATTCATCTGATTATCAGACCAAGTTAAGAAAGCTCATCCACTCCAAACGCGCCGAGATTAATGCTCAGGGGAACGTTCAGGAGGTGTACTGATGGCCGGTGACTGGATCAAGATGCGGGCCGACCTGCATACGCATCCGAAAATTGTCCGCATGGCGTCCGCATTGAAAGCGGACAGACTTCGGATTGTTGGCGGACTACATTCCGCATGGTGTCTTTTCGATGTCCATTCTGTTGATGGATTTCTTGACGGATACACTGCTGAAACGCTCGACGACATGATCGGTTTTCCGGGATTTTCGCGCGCAATGATGGCTGTGGGCTGGCTGGAAATGGACGGAGAAAATCTCGTAATGCCCAGATTTGACGAGCATAACGGGCAATCTGCCAAGCGCAGAGCACAGGATGCAGCGAGGAAAAAAAGCGTCCGCAAAATGTCCGCTCCTGATGCGGACAAAATGAAGACCAGAGAAGAGAAGAGAAGAGAAGATATAAAAGAAACAGATCCCCCTGTAGTCCCCCGAGAGAAAAAACAGGTTTTTGATTATCCGCCACAGCTCAATGCTCAGGCATGGGAGGAGTGGAATCTCTACCGGCGGGACATGAAATACAAAAAATACCAACCCACCCCCAGAAGTGAGGGTGCAGCGATAAACAAACTGCTTGAGCTGTCAGGTGGTAACCAGCAAAAACAGTTGGAAATAATCCAGCAGAGCATGGCTAACGGCTGGGTAGGCTTATTCGAACTCAAAGGTGGACAACATGAAGCGAGTAGAAGATCTGGTTCAGGAAGCGATTACAAAGGCCGCGCAGCAGAAGCCGTTAGAGAAGCCACAGACAGACTCAGCAAAGAACTCGGCCTCGAGGAAGGCGATTTTCTTCTGGAAGAAAATGACCGAGATGTATACCGACAAATGGACCAGCAGGAACGGGGCGGCCCCGTCATCACTCTGGATCCAGGCGATTGGCAAACTCAGTAATGACCAGATCAAATCTGGAATGGCAGCATGCATGCGCCGCAGCCTGGAAGAGGGGAATAACTTTGCCCCAGACCTGACAGACTTTCTGGCTCTGGTACACAGCACCAGTAGCACTGAGCTGGGGATCCCGTTCGAGGACGTGGCGAAAGAATTCAAACGCTACTGCCGGGAACGCGGGTATTACGACAGCGCCGAGTTGTTCCCGTGGACCAACAAGAACTGGCTGCTGTACTGGATCTGCACATCGGTGCGCCAGCGCATGGTTCGCTACAACCTGTCAGAGGCTGATGTCGATAAAGCGCTCCGCAATGAGATCCGGGACTGGGCAACGAAGCTGGCAGCAGGTGAGCAGGTCCCGACACCGGTTACCAGAATCGAAAATAAAACGCGTCCCCGTCCTGCATGGATGGATTTACTGGATAAGAAAAAGTCCTGAATGGTGAAAATCCTTAACCAGCACCACCAAGAATCGATTTAAAGCAGTAAAGCCACATAACGAGATGGTTTTAAATCCGTAAACGATTGTGGTGCGTTACAGAGCGTTTTAGCGATGGTGCGTTTTGTGAAAGCAAGCGCGTTTTTTATGTTGAATATAGTTACCAAAATGGTAATGTTTACCTTAAAGGTAATTGGAGCGACTTGATGGAAATTAAATACGAATTGGTTTCGTCCTTCGGCGGCGTTCAACTGCTCACCCTGGGTGGCAAAGCAACCGGCTATCGCATCGAGCACAACCGCACGCTGGACAACTTTGAAGTATCTGGCGGTGGCAACACTCGCTTCGTTCGTCGTCGCTCACAGGCCACCAAGCTGGTCGTGAAGATGTTCGAGAAAGCGGTAAGGGGACACTGATGACCAAGTTATTCGCAGGTATCGATCCCGGCTGCTCTGGCGCCATCGCAATCATCAACGAGCACGGCGCTTACATCAGCCACCTGAGCACGCCAACGGTGAAGGTCGGGACAAAATCCCGCGTCAACGGCGCACAGGTCGCTACCTTCCTGCTTCAGTACCGTGGCCTTATCGCTCACGCATATCTGGAACAGGTCGGCGCAATGCCGGGACAGGGCGTCAGCTCAATGTTCACGTTCGGTCACGCAGCGGGCAACGTCGAAGGGATCCTGCAGGGGATGTTCCTGCCGTACTCACTCGTGACCCCGCAGGCGTGGAAGAAATCAGCTGGCCTCATCGGCAGCGACAAAGACGCAGCGCGCAGTCGGGCAATTCAGCTTTACCCATCACTGCGTGCTCTCGATGCAAAAGCCAAAGGGCAGGCCATTGCCGACGCACTGCTCATCGCCCGCCACGGATTAGGAGTGAAATCCTGATGGATCACTTAGACCACGTTAGCGAAACAGAACAGCAGATTCTGGACATGCGCCTGAAGGCCGTCACCCAGCATTCTACCCGCCCATCAGCCAGATTCTGTGCCGAATGCGGCAACGATATACCGGAAGAGCGCCGCGTTGCGCTGCCTGGTGTGCAGCTCTGCGTAGGCTGCAAAGAAGTGCAGGAAATTAAAAACCGTAATCATCGTTAACTTTTTGAATGGGATAAATATTATGAAAAATAACGAGTTAACAGAAGTTAAGTCCTCAATACCTTCGCTTGAAGGGCTGTCGCAAGAGGTCATTGAGTATGTGCATGGGCTGGTGGCTGAGAATGAAGAACAACAGACGCTTGGCGAAGCACTGGCAATAGACAACTCCGAATTGCGCGAAGTGGTTCAGCGAATGATGAATCAGTTTGCAATGTCCGGAATTTCTCCAGTGGAGAATTCACTAAATCCGGCAAGTGCACTTATGTTTGATGCTGAACGAGCATTGTTCATGCCAGCCACCGACGCCGCTATCGCAGAACTCCGCGCACAGGGGGTCGATGAGCTGATTAATTCAATAATGAATGAAACCGGATTATCAAGCGACTGGCCTATGGAAGAGTTGCGCGCATTCGCCGCCAATCTGCGCGCTGGGAGGAAGGGATGAGCAAATTAAAAGAAGGTGAAGTGTACATAGAAGTCTGTCGTAGTCAGGACGGCGGATTATCGTTGTGTATTGGTGATGAAGATACCGGTCACAGACTCGCCGGAGGAAAGGTAGGAGGAATGCCCACAATTCACAGGTTTAAGGTGAAGGCGTCTGAACTTATAGAGCAGGCGAAAGCTTACAGCTTTGTGAGGGAGCAACCTCATGACTGATACAGCCAAAAAGGCCATCTTCCTATACGACTTCACTGGCCTTATGGCGCAACCGTGGCTTGATGCGGGCTATGAGTGCTGGCTGTTTGATGGTCAGCATGAGCCAGGCGTTAATCGTGAAGGCAATCTGGTTAAGGTGGGTATGTGGTTTGAGCACGATAAAACTATTCGCCAGGCGGCGGACATAGCATTAATGGTCGGCCACGGGGTAGAAATGGTTTTCGGATTCCCTGAATGCACTGACCTGACCGTTGCGGGAGCCAAGCACTGGGAAAAGAAGCGTGCTGCCAACGGCAGTTTCCAGCTTGAAGCTTTCGACCTTGCGATGATGGTTTGCCTGGTTGGGCAATGCTGTAAATCCAAGTGGGCGTTTGAAAATCCGGTTGGCGCATTAAGCACAATTTATCGCAAGCCGAATTTTATGTTCCATCCACATGAATATTCCGGGTATCTGCCGGATGATGATGTTCACCCTCTATACCCTGATATTTACCCGGGGCAAGACAGGTACACCAAGAAGACATGCATCTGGTCAGGTGGCGGATTTCTTGAGCCGAACAGGCGCGGTTATTCGCCGCTAAGCAAAGACAACCCTGGTTGGAAGCTTTGCGGCGGTAAATCACAACGGACAAAAAATATCCGCAGCGCTACCCCGCGCGGGTTCGCAATTGCTGTATATGAGGCTAATCATGACTGATACAACAGATATAGCGGCGCTGCGTGACGCGCACAACGTTGTTACCGTAACCATTTCCGGCCCTGTAGGGTGTGGTAAATCTGCCATATATGGAGAGCTGGAAATAGCTCTTCGTGCAATGGGGATTCCAGTTGTCCATGCCAACCAAAAGGCTGCTGATTATGAGAAGTGGGCCACGCACGCGGATTGGGCTAGCGAGCTGGAAATCTATAACCCTACGGTCGTTTTGGTTGAGAAAATCGAAAGGAACCCATCATGAATAACGATGATGTTGAAACTATAGATAATTGTCCTAAATCGTTAGCAGCTTGGAAGCGTGAAGTAGAAAAGCTACGCGCTCAGCTCGAAGCAGAACGCCAGCGGGCTGATGACTGGTCAGTCAGCTTTGAAAATGAGCGTCTTCGTGCTGATAAGCTTGCCGCGCATATTGAAGCGCTGAAAGAAGACCGTGATGGATGGAGTAAAGTCGTCGGCGATATCGTGTCATCCATACCCCTACCGCTGGTCATTAAACATGCCGGAACCGTCAAAGATACCATTGCATATTTTAAAGGTCTTCATGGCGAGTTAGAAAAGGCTGAATTTGAAATCGCAGCGCTGAAAGCCAAGCTGGCTAATCCCGTGGTGCTGCCTGCGAAGCTGCAATGGAGTGACACAGACGGCGTAAGCGATGATGAAATATGTGCATTTAATAATGCAGTAACAGCCTGTTCATCAGCGATTTCACAATCCGGTTTTTTGGTTAAGGGGGAATGATGGGTGATTTAACTCAGCATGAATTAAAGAGCCTTTTAAGATATGAACCAGATACCGGCAATTTCATACGGCTAACAAAAGTATCAAACAGAGTAAACGTAGGCGATGTAGCTGGTGGCATTCAGAATAGTGGTTATATCAGCATAAAGGTTAGTGGTAAATATTACCGAGCTCATCGCCTAGCCTGGTTGTACACGCATGGAATGTGGCCAAATGAAATGTTAGACCACATAAATGGTGATAAAGCAGATAATAGATTATGTAATTTACGTGAATGCTCTCGCGTGCAAAACGGGAGAAACCAGAAATTAAGTCATGTGAATACATCTGGTTTCAAGGGAGTATGTTGGCATAAAGCATCTAATAAATGGATGGCTTGCATAGGTATTAACAAAAAGCAGAAGCATCTTGGGCTTTACTACACGGCGGAGGATGCTGCGATCGCCTACGATACCGCAGCAAGAGAAATGTATGGGGAGTTTGCAAAGACAAATTTTCCAAAACCTGAGGGTAAATTATGAGTCTGAGCATTGAACAACTAAAAGAACTAAGAGACCTTTGCAATGATTCAACAGTATGGGCCTCTGTACTCGACGAACTAATCGCCTTACGTGAGCTGAAAGGCGGTGAGGTGCCTTTGCAACAGCTTTTTAAAGAGGCTATTGCGTGGGGGCGTGTGTACGGGCCTACTATGGCTAAAGATTTATGGTTTGAAATGCTGGAGACACAGTCTTGTAATTTCGCAGGTAGACTCACCGCCCCGCAAAAGCTTGTAGTGCGGCCTCGACTTGAACCATGCCTAAAGCAAGTTCAATTTGAGCGTGATTGCGAATGGATAGAAGCAATCGAGGCCGCTGGCGGCGTCGTGAAGGAGGGTGAGTGATATGGCTGCCAGAATGATAACTCGTTGCATGGCTTGTGGAGGGTTCTCGTCTGAACCTGCATTTCAGGCAGCCCCTGCTATTCCGATTTGTAAATCGTGCAGGTCAGAAGGTAAAAACCTCGCTACGTATGGGTGAGCGTACTGTCTAAACCACTGCTCAAATACGATTACAGGAATGAGATTTTCCTTAGCACATTACGGTATGGTGGCAGAAATGGCTAAATCAAAAGAACGTATCAATGCTTATGCTTTGGCAATTACAAATGCTATGCAAATTATTGACCTAAGAAATCAAATAGGCGAGCACGAAGGAGCTATTAAAAGTCTTCTGACTTATTCAGAATTGGTTGACGGTAAGTACGATGATGAATTAGTCAACGAAGCTTTTGAGCAGGCTCAAGTGTCATTGGTGGCTAATAGTTATGTGGGTTCTACATGCGTTTTAAACAGCGCAGAAGTAAATCTTCATGGGGCTGTTGGAGAGCTTGGACGTGATGCCATGAAAAATGTGTTCAGCGAAGCCAAGGTGAGAAAATAGAATGGCTAAGTCCGCAGCAGAGCGCAAAGCCGCGCAGCGTGCCCGCCAGTGTGACGCCGGTTTGCAGAAGGTCGAGGTGGCGCTCGACCGGCAGGAAGTCGATATGCTCAGGCAGAACTGCGCACTCCGCCGACCGCAGCGCGAGCCTTACGACATGGACGAGTACATCACAATGCTGATACGCAAAGACAACGCTGAGTTGCAGGCGCAACTCACAGAGCAAGCCGGGCGCAAATGCGGTAAGTGCGGCGACTCTCTACCAGGTGATAAGCAGGGCTGTGCATTCATCGGTGAAGGTGCGTGCTGGCAAACGATGGGCTGGTATGAGACAAAACTTACGGTGTGACATGTCACGCAGCGCCATACAGCAGAATAACCGCCGCTTGGCGGTTTTCTTTTGCGTGTTATGATTACCGTGGAGGTAACTATTATGGCTGAGAAAGGTAAACTTAATGCGCAAATGGAATTGTTCTGTCAGGAGATACTGAAGGATCCGCGCAATCAGAGGCAGGCTGCGATCAATGCTGGCTACTCGGTCAAGACGGCCACGCAAAAGGCTGCTGGCCTGATGAACTTGCCTAAGGTGGTTGCACGTATCGAAGCGCTGATGGAAGCGCGTAATAAGCGCCTGCGCGTCAGTGCTGACTACGTGCTGCTGCGGCTGGTGGAAATCGACCAGATGGACGTGCTGGATATCATGAATGATGACGGAGGTCTGAAGCCAATCAGTTCGTGGCCAAAGATATGGCGCACCACACTCAGCGGGCTGGATATCTCAACCACGATAACCAATTTCGATGAGACCACGCTGGAGAACATGCTCAAGAAAATCAAATGGCCGGACAAAGTGAAGAACCTTGAGCTGATCGGGAAGCACGTCGATGTCATGGCGTTCAAAGAGCGCATCGAGGTGAGCGGCACCGTAACCATCGCTGACCGCATGGCGAACGCCCGCCGCCGCGTCAAAGAGCAGAGTGAAGATAAATGACTGATGCCGCCGTACTCTCCCCGGAAGAACAGCTGATAGAAGATATCGCCAGTTTCACGCATGACCCGCTGGGCTATGTGCATTATGCGTTCCCGTGGGGTGAGCAGGGCACAGAGTTGGCGCACGCTGATGGTCCGAGGGAATGGCAGGCTGACGTATTCCGCGAGATACGTGATCACCTCCAGAATCCGGTAACTCGGTATCAGCCTCTAATGATTAGCATCGCGTCAGGTCATGGCATTGGAAAAAGTGCTGCTATTTCAATGCTTACCAATTGGGGCATGTCCACCTGCGAAGATTGCAAGGTAGTAGTAACCGCCAACACAGAGAACCAGCTACGTACCAAGACGTGGCCTGAAATCATCAAATGGTCGAACCTAGCAATCACCAAATCGTGGTTCACGACGACCGCCACAGCAATGTACAGCAACGACAGCGGCCACGATAAGCGCTGGCGCGCTGACGCCATCCCGTGGAGTGAGCACAACACTGAGGCATTCGCCGGTCTGCACAACGAGCGCAAGCGCATCATCGTCGTATTCGACGAAGCGTCAAACATTGCCGATCTGGTCTGGGAGGTTGCTGAAGGGGCGCTGACGGATGAGGACACAGAAATCATCTGGGTGGCGTTCGGGAACCCGACCCGTAACACGGGCAGATTCCGTGAGTGTTTCCGCAAATTCAAGCACCGCTGGATTACCAAGCAGATCGACAGCCGCACGGTTGAGGGCACCAACAAAGAACAAATCCAGAAGTGGGTGGACGACTACGGCGAAGACAGTGACTTCGTGAAGGTGCGCGTGCGTGGCATCTTCCCTGACGTGTCAGAGGCTCAGTTCATACCAACCGGCCTGACCGATGCCGCCATGAAGCGCCAGTGGACAGCCGCCGAAGTGTCGCACGCCCCGATCATTATCGGCGTTGACCCTGCGTACTCCGGCGCGGATGACTTCGTGATTTACATGCGGCAGGGGCTGCATAGCAAATGCCTTGGCACCTACCCAAAAACCACTGACGAGCTGATATCAGCGAAGCGCATCGCAGACTTCGAAGACCAGTACAAGGCCGACCAGGTGTTTATCGACTTCGGTTACGGAACGGGCATTCATTCCATCGGGTCAAGCTGGGGCAGAACGTGGCAACTGGTACCGTTCGGTGGTGGTTCTACAGATCCACAGATGGCGAACAAGCGCGGTGAGATGTACAACAGCTGCAAGTCATGGCTGAAGATTGGCGGTTCGCTGGACGATCAGGAAACGGCTGACGACCTGAGCGCACCGGAGTACAAGGTTCGTCTCGACGGCAGGATTGTGCTGGAAAATAAAGAGGACATCAAAAAGCGGATAGGGCGGTCACCGGGCAAGGCCGATGCTCTGGTGCTGACGTTTGCATTCCCTGTCACCAAAAGGCAGAACCTTCCGGGTGGGCTGGCTGCTAATCAGGTGGCTACAGAATATGACCCATTCAAATAAAAAGCCCCGTTAATTCGGGGTTTAGCCAGTAAGGTGGTGGAACACCTTTCGATGTGTAAGGAGGAAGACCCACCGTTACACCTATGCGATAGCCTGCTTAGGATAACAGTTCTCCGCATGTTGCACAAATAAAAAGCCCGCACGCGGAGGGGTAATCTATCTCAACTGCGACTACAGCTTGATTGTATCAAACAGGCTATTGATCCTTTCAGCAGCTGAATCATTTAGGCCTACACCGTTGGTTCGAATGTAGTCCCGTAACGTTTCCAGCTTAACTCGATGTTTTTCGTACTGGGCCTGACGCTGCATATCTGCGTTGATCTGATCTTCGTTCAACTGTACGGCATTCAAACTGCTATCTGGATTGCTCATATTCAGTACCTCGAGGTTAAAAAAATGCCCCCGGCGAAGGAGGCGAAAGACTACACACAGCAATGGGATGTATCACGGTCACAGGTATTACCGGCTGAGCACTGTTGGCACCGGTGCCATCCCATACGGTGCTTATTGGCTACTTCAATGCTCATGCGGTAACACGCTGGTTTACGTCCAGCAACGCTGAGTTCGGTGATCCGGTTCCAGTACCGGACTGCTCCAGATTTTAAACCTTTGCAGGTAACAGGCACTGCCTGCGTTTATAAACAAACACCCATTAGTGAAACGGACTGTTGTGGTGGCCGGTGCTGATCTCCGGCTTGTCTATGCGACTTGCTAGTTGACACCGGGGTTTCACCGGGGCGAAGGTTTTACATGTCGTTTATTGGGTCAGTGCTGGCTTAGCAACGCGCTTACTCAACCGATTACATCCAGCGATATCTACCACCCATCAGGTCTTACACTTGCGCATCAGCCTGCGCATTCACCACAACGGAAAGAGCACCGCCTAGGAAGGTTCGACGTGGTTGCGTAAAGCCACATCAAACGATGCTCTTACCTGTTGGGTGCCGGTTACGCTCCGGCGTCGTTTTTACGACCGTTCTTTTCACTGTGGTTTCATACCAACTACCAATCATGATGACTCAATAGTTACCATAAAGGTAACTGTACATCTAATAATTGTCAATAAATATTCTAATATGGTTAAATGGTAATTATTTTCTGCGGATGAAAAAATCATGTGCATCGGTAGCTCTCCAAAAACCTCCACACCACAGGTGCAATCTGCGCCGCAAGCCCAAGACGAAGCCGTTGTGAATGCCACTGACGAAGAGAAGCGCCGCCGCCGTGCTGCCGCTGGTCAGAAGTCCACGATCCTAACATCTGCTCAGGGCGATACATCTACTCCGGCCGCTGCATCGGGCAAAACCCTGCTGGGGGCTTAATCGATGGCTGAAGAATCGCGCAAGCAGTTTTACATCAAACAGTTGGGTTCTCTGGAAACAGAGCGCTCTTCTTTTGATACACACTGGCGGGACCTGTCAGATTTCATTCTGCCTCGCAGCAGCCGATTCCTCACTACTGAACGCAACCAGTCAAAGCGAAATACCAACATCGTTGACCCGACAGCCTCACTGGCGAACCGCACGTTATCCAGCGGCATGCTCTCAGGCATAACCAGCCCGACACGCCCGTGGTTCACCCTCGGAACGCCTGACCCGGACATGATGGAATATGGCCCGGTTAAATTCTGGCTCGAAACTGTTCAGAACCGCATGAACGATGTGATGAACAAATCGAACTGGTATCAGTCTTTGCCGATCGTATACGGGCAACTCGGCACCTTCGGCACGACAGCGATGTCACTGCTGGAAGACGACGAAGATGTGATACGCACACACCCATTCCCGATCGGCAGTTACTACCTGTCGAACAGCGACCGCCTGCAGGTCGATACCGTTTACCGCAAGTTCTCTATGACGTGCCGTCAAATCGTCCAGCGCTTTGGTCTGAATAACGTCAGTGACAGTGTTAAATCATCATTTGAAAGCCAGCAATACGAACAGTGGTTCGACGTTGTTCACGTCGTTGAGCCAAACATGAACCGCGATACCGGCAAAATGGACTCGAAGAATAAGAAGTTCTCTTCGGTTTATTTCGAACACGGTGGCGGCGGTGACAAGCTGCTGAGCGAGAAAGGTTTCGATGATATGCCGATCATGGCGCCGCGCTGGGATATCAACGGGGAGGACGTTTACGGATCATCGTGTCCTGGCATGATTGCACTGGGAAGCGTTAAAGCTCTCCAGCTCGAGCAGCGCCGCAAGGCTCAGGCCATCGACAAACTGGTTAACCCGCCGATGGTGGGGCCGAGTGCTCTGAAGAACCAGCGCGCCAGTCTGCTGCCAGGTGAAATCACTTATGTTGACCAGGTCAGCGGCGGCACTGCATTCCAACCAGCTTACGCCATCAACCCGCGCATCAATGAGTTGGTGGCCGACATTCAGGACACCAGATCCCTCATCAACTCCAGCTACTTCGTTGACCTCTTCATGATGCTGCAAAACGTTAACACCCGCAGCATGCCGGTTGAAGCCGTGGTTGAGATGAAAGAAGAGAAGCTGCTGATGTTGGGGCCGGTGCTGGAACGTCTCAACGATGAGTTTCTCGACCCGTCAATCGACCGAATCTTCAACATCATGGCGCGCAAAAACATGCTGCCACCTGCTCCTCCTGAACTGGCCGGTCAGTCGCTACGCGTCGAATACATCTCCGTTATGGCGCAGGCACAGAAAGCCGTGGGCATTGGCTCCATTGAGCGCTTCGTCGGCTTCGTCGGCGGTCTGGCTCAGGCCAATCCATCCGCGTTGGACAAACTCAACGTCGATCAGGCGATCGATGACTACGGCAGCATGGTTGGCGTTCCGGCAACCATCATCGCGACCAGTGACCAAGTGGCTCAGGTGCGTGAAGAACGCGCCAAACAGCAGCAGCAACAGCAGGCGCTGGCGCAAAGCATGGCAGCCGTGCAGGGCGCCAAGACCCTCAGCGAAACCCAGACCGATCAGCCTAGTGCCCTGTCAGCCGTAGCCGGGGCGATGCAGCCATGAGTCAAACCTACGACCAGGAAGAGAACGAGCAGCGATTAGAAGAGGAACAGAAGAAGGCCGCAGAACTGGCAAAGCGTGATGATCAGGACATTGAAAACATCATGAACACAGTCTCTGGCCGCCGGTTCGTCTGGTCGCTGCTGGAAGAAACAAAGGTGTTCGCCTCCAGTTTCACCGGAGACAACAACGCAACGAATTTTAATGAAGGCCAACGTAACGCCGGTCTTCGCGTATTCAGCAACGTGATGCGCGTCTGCCCTGATATGTGGCTGGTGATGGCGAAAGAAGCGAAAGAGGAAGAAAAACAATGAGCCTTATTGATCGACTTATTTTTAAGCGCCTGCAATCTGCTGACGCGGGAAGTGACGCGGGCGGTGCTGCCGGTACTGAAGCGCCAGCCGCATCGGCCACCGAGGCTTCTGCTGAGAAACCGGCTGACCAATCTTCTGCGGCTGATAAGCCTGCAACCACGGAGAAACCTGCTGGTGAAACTGAGAAGCCAGCAGCAGGCGAGAAGACTCCTGAGCAACTGGCGCAGGAAAAAGAGTTAGCAGACAAGGCTGCGGCGGATAAAGAAGCCAAAGACAAAGCCGACAAGGTACCTGAAAAGTACGAGTTCAAGGCACCTGTGGAAGGCCAGGAGCTGGACACTGAGATGACAGCCGCCCTTGAGCCAGTTGCCCGCGAGCTTGGCCTGAACAACGAGCAGGCTCAGAAGTTGGTCGATATCTACGGCAAAGACATCCTGCCAAAGATTGAAGCGCGCCAGCAGGAGAACTGGGCAAAGCAAACCGAAGCCTGGGCAAATGAAGTCAAGACCGACAAAGAGATCGGCGGTGATGCGTTCGTTGCCAACGTAGGTCTGGCTCAGAAGGCTCTGGACACCTTCGCTCCTGCCGGTCTGCGGGAATATTTGGAAGCCACTGGATTGGGGAATCATCCCGATCTGGTGCGTTGTTTCGTGAAAGTCGGCAAGGCCATGAGTGAAGACTCCATGATCATGCCAAACACTGGTGGCCAGCGTAGTGCGGCCGATGTTCTGTACGGAAAAAACTGAGGAATTGACATATGGTTGTTAAAAGCACCACAGCGCTTACGCTGGCCGACTGGGGTAAACGTGTAGACCCACAAGGCAAGATCGACAAAATCACTGAACTGCTCTCTCAGACTAATGCTGTGTTGCAAGACATGCCATTTGTCGAAGGCAATTTGCCAACTGGCCACCGCACAACTGTTCGTTCTGGCTTGCCAAGCGCTACCTGGCGTTTGCTGAACTATGGCGTACAGCCAAGCAAATCAACCACCGTCCAGATCACTGATGCATGCGGCATGCTCGAAGCCTATTCAGAAGTTGATAAGTCTCTGGCTGATCTGAACGGTAACACCGGTGAGTTCCGTCTTTCAGAAGACCGGGCATTCCTCGAGTCCATGAACCAATCAATGGCCACCACGCTGTTCTATGGTGATACCAGCGTTAACCCGCAGCAATTCATGGGCCTGTCTTCCCGTTACTCCAGCCTGTCAGCTGGCAATGCGCAGAACATCATTGATGCTGGCGGCACCGGCACTGATAACGCATCCATCTGGCTTGTGGTATGGGGTGAAAACACCGTTCACGGCATCTTCCCTAAAGGGCAGGAAGCAGGCCTGAGCCATGAAGATAAAGGCCAGCAGACCCTGTTTGATGCAAACGGCGGCAAGTACGAAGGGTACCGCTCTCATTACAAGTGGGATAACGGTTTATGCCTGCGTGACTGGCGTTATGTCGTGCGCATCGCAAACATCGACATCAGCGATCTGGATGCAACCACACCGGTTGATATCGTCAAGCTGATGATCAAGGCGCTGCACCGCATTCCGAACCGTGGCATGGGTAAGCCTGTGTTTTACATGAACCGCACCCTGAACGAATACCTGGACATTCAATCGCTGAGCAAAGCCTCTCTGGCTCTGTCTGTGAAAGAAACCGAAGGCGAGTTCTGGACCACGTTCCGTAACGTGCCGATCCGCGAAACCGATGCGCTTCTGGAAACTGAAGCACGCGTTGTTTAACCGCTGACCTTAACTGATGGGCTGCTGACGTAGCCCACTCATTGGAGAAAGAAAGATGATCCTCGACAAACTGTTGATGTTCTCCGAAGCGCAGGCGGTTACCGCTACAGCTGCTTCAACCGATGTTATTGACCTGAGTCCGCTGAAAGGCACGCGTCGCGATATTGGCGTGGGCGAGCAGCTGGAGTTCTGGACTAACGTCAACACCACGGCAGCCGCCGCCGGTGCTGCGACCCTGAACGTTCAGTTGCAAACCAGTGCTGATAACTCTACCTGGGTAACGCTTTATGACAGCGGCTCTCTGGCGCTGGCAGCGTTAGTGGCCGGTAAGCGCATTCTGTCAACCAAGGTTCCGCAGGGGGTTCTGAAATACCTGCGCGTGAACTACGTGGTGGCAACCGGCCCACTGACTGCTGGTGCGTTTACCGCCGGTATTAACCTCGATGTCGATGCGAATACCTTCTACGCGTCTGGCTTCACCGTTAAATAACAGGGGGCAACATGTCAGAAGTTGCACGTTACAAAGTGCTGGCCACCTCATACATCAATAAACAGATTTTGTTTGTTGGTGATGAAGTGGATTACGACGGTAAGCCGGGAAGCGCACTGGAGCCGATCAACGATGCGGCGAAAGAAGCGAAGAAGAAGGCTGATAAGAACTACGTCGAGCCAACACCGGAAGGCGATCAGGTGCCACCGCCGGAAGGCGACGGTTCTAATCAGGCCAATGTTGATCTGGCTGCTTTGCGTGATGAATACCAAGCGTTATTCAACACTGCGCCGCATCCGGCCATGAAGGCCGAAACCATGAAGACCAAAATTGCTGAAAAGCGCGCTGAGTTAGGCGTTTAACAGTCACTTCCTGAAGGGGCGAAAGCCCCTTTACTCCCCGGAGCATCGACATGAAACAGCCACAAATGGTCAATCTCAAACAGGGCACAGACAGCTTTCAAACCGAAGAGGGCAAAACGGTAGAGCGTGACGACTATCCGTGGGGGCTGCGCATTACCCTCAATGATGAAACGCTGAAAAAGCTGGGCATTCCTCTTCCGAAGGTTGGCGCTGAAATGATGTTGGCCGGAAAGGTTAAAGTCCTGTCTACAAGCACCCGCGAAGACGGCGAGGAAACCTATAGCAGCGTAGATATGCAGATCACCGATATCGGCCTGATGGATGGCGCAGCAGAACCGCAGAAAACCGCCGCTGATACGTTATACGGGAGCGATGCGTAATGGCCTCAGTTATCCAGATTTGCAACATCGCGCTGATGCGCATCGGTAGCTCACGCACGATCAACAGCCTGAGCGAGCAGAGCAAGCAGGCTGATGTAGCCAATGTGTTCTACGAGTCTTCACGCGATACCGTGCTGAGTGATTTCGACTGGAACTTCGCTTCCAAACGTGTCGCACTTGCCGATCTGGATACTCCTTCAACTGACTGGCAATTTGCATACCGCTATCCGACTGACTGCATGCGCATTACAGAAATCATGACGCCGGGCATCCGTTATCCGGCGCCGGGCATGCGTGTGATGTATGAGGTGGGATCAGATGCAGCAGGTACCGGGAAAATAATCTATACCAACCAGCCTGAAGCGCAGTTGCGTTACGTTGGCAAGATCACAGACCCGAACATGTTTGATGCGCAGTTCGCCGATGCTCTGAGTTGGAAGCTAGCCGCAGAATTTGCCATGCCTTTGGCAGCCTCTGGTGACCTTGGCAATAAAGCACTGCAGATGTACAACGCGATGGTGCTGGCAGGCGTTGCGCATTCCAATAATGAATCACAGGAACCACTGGTGCCAGAATCGGAGTTCACCATAGCGAGGTTGTCATAATGGCCGTTAGCGCAATGCAGGCATCATTTGCCGGTGGTGAGATTTCCCCTAACTTATATGGCCGCGTTGACCTTGAGCGCTACGCCAGTTCACTGCGCCGCTGCCGTAACTTCATGGTGCGCCAGTTTGGCGGGGTTGATAACCGCGCCGGTTTCCGCTTCCTTGGTGAAGCAAAAAACTCCTCCCAGAAATGCCGGTTAATCCCGTTCCAGTTCTCAGTGAGCCAGACCTTTGCGCTGGAATTTGGCGCAGGCTATATGCGCGTCTGGGCTAATGGCGCTCCCGTTCTCTACACATCAGGACCAAGCACAGGCCAGCCGGTTGAGGTGATAACACCTTACGCT